ATCCATTCATCAATCTGTTTTTTTGTAAAACTAATTGGGGTTCCCGCCTTTTTAAGGTTGGGATTCCCCAAATATACATCATTAGTTGGCACAACAAAACTAGTTCACTGCTAGTATTTAGAGATCGCCAAACTTATCGTTTAGTTCATTCAAGGAATCTTTTTTTTCTTTAATCATGCCATCAATGTAACCAGCTCTATATTCCCAAGTAGTTCCACCATCTTTTCCTTTTGATGGATTGATGCACTGATCGTTTCCGTAGTTATTACAAACAAGACCAGCAAGGTCTAATTCACTCTTGTCATATGATGCGGCAGTGCCTCTAAAGACATGCTTGCCGTTAATCCAAGTAGCACCACATTTAGGACATTCTTTTCTCTCAAGTTTGAGATCCGACAGTTCCTTATCGTTGGTCATTTTTTAATTCCTTTATGAGTTTATTGTAATCGGGTAGGTCCTTTATTAGTTGTTGTTCTAATTTACGTTTCATCATAAACATTCTAAATTTAACCCACTGATATCTAATTACGAGATCAGCATAAGCGAATAAACGAATAGTTTCTTCCATGCCAGCATACGCTACCATGAGGACAATGAGAGTGACGATTACATATATGCCTAGCATGTGTGTTACATCCAGCTACAAATGTAATTATAGCGTATGTGGTAAAAAATAATGTAAAGATTAGTTACGATTTATTTATCTGTGTCAAGTTCGCTAAATGAATAGTCCGCAATCATTGCAAATAGACGGTTTTTAAAACTTTTCAGATACTCTTGTTCTTCTGCTGGTCTTCTGGGAGAACCAGGCCATGTTTCGATTGCATAACAAACATGACTGTAAAGTATCCTTATTTCTTCAATGCGAATAAACATCGTAAAATCATATTCTTCTTCTGATGGGTCAGGTAAGTGTTCCATGTTGCCTGCGAATTTCTCGTAGTACTTCTAGGTTCATATCCTTTGTACCGCCATCATATGCGTGAGCATAACCTTCAGTGATCATCTGCTCGTTCAATGATACTTCCTCATCTCCAATATATAACCAACCAAGAAGGCGACCGTACTTACCCATACCGCCAACCAATTCAGTTCTGACAGAGAGTTCATCGTCACCAGCAATTGCTCCTTCTAGTTTTTCCTTCATCCAGTTGGTAGCATCTAGTCCCAGTGCTTTCTCCTCTAAATTTTTCGTCCTTTTCTCTGGCGTATCAACTCCAGCAACTCTAACTCTTTCTTTCTTGTATAGATCAAAACCGAGGTCGATAGTAACATCGATAGTATCACCATCAAGGACACGGTTGATCTCCGTCACTCGGAAGTTGTAGCAGCTCTTTCTGCTCGGTGGTGTCATTGCTCCCATCTTCTAACTCTGCAAATGCTTGTCGTAGTATGTATACGACTACAAACAGTGCTCCTGCAACAGCAAGTATTACACATATGATTACCGACCACACAGGATCGTTGGCATTATCTAACGGACGTAATAATAAATTCATGGGTTCCTGGGATCTATTCCTAAATTTTCAAGGTACTCTATCCACCAATCTTGATCTTTGATATATCTCCAATTGGGGACTTCTTGTCCACGTTCTAGAACGTAGTATTCATAGAGAGCATCATCTATAGTCTGTGCGATCTCCATATTCCTCTTCCTCTTCATCAACGTCTGCATATGCATTGTCCACGAAGGGTCCTCGTTTTCGTAGAGGTTCTTTTCTGACATAATCGGTTTCCGAGTTTACAGCAGATACCCAAACAGCAAGTTTCATTACTATAAAAATTAAAACCAGTGGTGTGAAGCAACCGATTAAAATTACTGGATTCATTTATGTTTCCTCGTAAAAGGTTCCCAGTGTTCCCACCCATATTTATGAACTGCCCACATACCAAGAATGGGGACGAAGACTAGGCACCATGCCAATAGTCCACATCCCCATGGGTTGTTTAATACCGTTCCACAAAATCTAGCAAATTGTAACATCATCATTCAAAAATAGATAGGATGAATAAAAATAATCCAAAGAGGCAAACTACACCTGTTAAAAAGAATGGAAAGTATTCAACTGTTGTATGCATTTTCTATTCCAAATTTAATAAACATTACAATAAAAGAAAATAAAATTAAAGCAGAAAAAGTTGAGTGATTCATGGGTATAGATTAGGCCATGGATCTGAATTGTGAAGGCAGGATCTTGGATGTTTCCAATCTTTAAGATCAATCATTTGTTGAATATCCATTTTTAATTTTAGAACTTCTAATTTTAGATTAAGGTTTTCACGTTCTAAATGTTTAACTTTCTTCTTTAGGTTCATTTCTTTTTTTCCAAAGTTCTAAAAAATAACGATCAACTTGATATAGATCTCCTTTAGGAGGACCTTCATCAATATTTTTAGACCAATCATCACAAAGTTTTCTCATCTCAATTGATATGTTGCCTGGGGTAAACATTCTACCAAATGATGACATGGCAAACGCATATCTCATTCTAATGCGCTGTTCCATTTCCTGTATAGGCGTCAGTTTCATAATAGTTATTCTCACCTTTTCTGTGCCCGTAATATATGGTGGCACATATAAAGGGTAGTGATCCGAAAAGTAGGACATGTGCTAGGGTCATATTCCTGGTAGGGGTTGTGGAAATATATTAGCAAGTCCTGTGGGAGCTGCAAGTTTTGCTTCGATAACACGACAAAGGCGTTCGACTTGCTTCTTGTCAGAACCACATGGTGCATTATGTAGACATTTCAGCATCAAAAGATCATCACTGATAGGAGGTTTAATTGTAAACCCCCACTTATCTACCTTTTCGTCAGTTGGTGCTTCTACATTAATAGTCATATGTTTTACCAGTTTCTACGAATCCAACCATAATCTTGAGGATACATTACATAATCATTTTTATTGCTAGAAACTTTAAATCCAGGTGCAATAGCATCGAAGATTGTGCGGCATGTATCAACTGCATACTTTCTTCCAGTAACTACAAGACCATATCCATGTTCTAAACCAGAAACACCACCAACAACACCAGCATCAATATATTGTACACCTAGTTTTTGTAAGTATTCTGACCACAATGTATTATCTTTGACATCACAATTAGAATAGTTGATAATAATATCACCTTCAGTACAAAATTTTAGTAACTCATCTATCACTCCACTGATTGATTCCTTGGGAGTAGCAATTTGAAAGACTCCAGGAGTTTTACCTGTAGTTTTATTTTGATGAATTACGTAAACAAGATTTTCAATTGAAGTGGTACATCCACTGACGTGACCATTTTCAAATTGTTCTTCTGCTTTATTATAATTGTTTCTGTATCCATGCACTTCATGACCTGATGAAATCAGACGACGGGATATTCCCTCACCCAATTTACCAAGTCCAATCATTCCAACTTTCATATTTTTTAATTTACGTGTACAACGCCAGTCATGCCTGCGCCCTGGTGAGGACCACAGAAGAAGTTATAGTCTCCTGCGTCAGCAAATACAACGTCTTGTGATTCTCCTGGAGCAAACAGCAATGCTTCTCTAGACAGGTCAGGACGTGCTTCAACAATAATATTGTGAGGAGGTAGTGATTCATTGATGAAGTGAACTGTGTCTCCTGCAGAGATTGTGATCTCATTTGGTGAGAATGCTAGGTTGCCATTATGACCCATTGATACATCTACTGCCCACACTGGAGCAGCAAAAAATAACGCAACCAGAAACGTGATTAAAGCTTTCATTTTGATACAGAATATTGTTCTTTGTAAGTATTGAGTTTTTGAATTAAATCGTTATATTCATCCCACATGTATTCAGAACCTGTCTTCTCTTGATAGAGACGGCAAGCTGTAATTAGGCGTGTGATGTCGCAGTCGTTTAAACGCATTGTCATATCAGAACTCATAATATAATTATAGATTGTGTGAGTAAAATTGCTCTATTTTAACATACTTTTAACAAGTATGTCAGCAATTCCACGCACGGAGTGATTTGTTGATTCTACTATCGGGATCGCTGGCAGTTTTCTTTGAGGTCAACTTTTTTTTCATGCCCTTCATTCGAGCGCAGAACGATGCCCTACGGGGATTTCCAACCTTTTTGCTTGGTGATTTAAGGTCGCTTCCAGGATTTTCTTTTTCATAAGACTTTCGTCCTTTTTCATTAAGACCTCCAGACTTTGATTTGCCAGCCTTCTTTGTCCAGGCTGCACCTTCTTCTAGTTCCGTTTCCTCTCGTTTAACGGATTTGATTGGGACTGCGAAACGATCCCAAGCCTTTTCTCCGTATGAACATTCTTCTCGCGTCTCTGGTTTCTGGCAGAGTTTACAATAACGCTGTTCTTCTTTCTGTTTTTCTTCCTGCTCTGCTAAAACATGAGAGGCAAGATCTTTAATTTCTCCGTATGTTCTCATGATAAACGAAAGGGTGTACCAAACTATTTAGTTATCTACTAATTTCTTCCCAGTCCATAGAAGCGTGAACATCTTTATCATCTTTATCACAAGTAGCAACAATAGATAATTCTAATGGAGTTCCAGTTAATCCA